CTGGAAATACAGGCCCCGCCAGCACTGTAACAGGGGGCACCGGACTCACTGGACCAACCGGAACTACCGGTTTGACTGGCAACAGCGGAGCCACAGGTGGCACCGGCCTTACTGGGAACAGCGGAGCGACTGGACCAACTTCAACAGTTACTGGTAATACCGGAAACACAGGCGGCACCGGCCTTACCGGTTTGATTGGAAACAGCGGAGCCACTGGCGGCACAGGCCTCACTGGAAACTCAGGAGCCACTGGTGGAGTCGGTCAGACTGGTGGCACAGGTATAACTGGTAATGTTGGAAATTCAGGTGCAACAGGCAATTCAGGCGCAACCGGCATTATTGGACTTACTGGAAACTCAGGTAGCACAGGAAACCAAGGAGCATCTGGTTCAACTGGGGCTATTGGTCTAACAGGCAATTCAGGTACAACTGGCGGAGTTGGTCAGACAGGAAACTCTGGTAATACGGGTGGAATTGGTGGAACTGGAGCTATTGGCTTAACGGGTAATTCAGGCACAACTGGAGCAATAGGACTTACGGGCGGCACCGGCCTTACCGGTTTGATTGGAAACAGCGGAGAAACCGGAGGGGTTGGAAATACCGGTCTGAGCGGAGCGACCGGAGGGATTGGAAATACTGGACTTACCGGAGCGACCGGAGGGGTTGGAAACCAAGGAAACAGCGGAGCCACAGGCGGCACCGGCCTTACTGGAAACAGCGGAGCGACCGGAGGGGTTGGAAATACTGGTCTGACTGGACTGAGTGGAGCGACCGGAGGGGTTGGAAATACTGGACTTACCGGTCTGAGTGGAGCGACCGGAGGGGTTGGAAATCAAGGAAATAGCGGAGCCACAGGCGGCACCGGCCTTACAGGTCTGAGCGGAGCGACCGGAGGGGTTGGAAATACTGGACTTACCGGTCTGAGCGGAGCCACAGGCGGCACCGGCCTTATCGGTTTGACTGGAAACAGCGGAGCGACTGGAGGGGTTGGAAATACTGGCCTGACTGGACTGAGTGGGGCGACCGGAGGGGTTGGGAATACCGGTCTAAGTGGAGCGACCGGTGGAATTGGGGGCACTGGTCAGACAGGTTCTATGGGCAACCAGGGTGCAACTGGTGTAACCGGTCTAACTGGCGTCCTAGCTCCCGGAAATACAGGTAATACTGGAGCCACCGGAGCCACCGGAGAGGGGGTTCCTACTGGTGGAAATACTGGTGATGTTCTAACTAAGAACAGCACCACAGACTATGATGCTAGTTGGCAACCCTCTTCTGGAGGAACTGGTTCTGGTGGGAATGGTGCAACCGGACTCACAGGCATGACTGGTCCCACTGGTGCAACCGGAATGACCGGAGCTACGGGTGGTGGGGCTAGTATAGCATTTGCAGTCGCTATGGCTGTGGCATTGGGGTAAAATATGAAAACACTTATCGGTCATGACATTGGGCAATACGAATTCAACGCTGCGGCACGGACCATTACCTTCAATGGTCTCCCTCCGTTTGCACTAGAGCAAATTCTGCTCATAACCAATGAGAACCCAAATATCATCATATACAATTTTGCAGATCCAACCCCTAATGGTGGAATCCTGGTGGGTAATGTTCTGACTCTAGACTTTAACACAACTTCGATGTTGAACACTGACCCATTGCAGATTTACATCGACCTACCTACGACTGCTCCAAATGATAACGCTGCAATGAACGATGCTTACACCCATCTCCTACTTCAAAAAATTTGTGATTTGCTAGAACCAATGGCCACACAGGATGTGGCACAGAGGCAGAGAGTCACAATTGATGCAATCACTGGAAGTCTCACCCTAGGCACTGTTAGCACAGTTACCGGTGTCACTGCTGTTACCACCCTCAGCACCATTTCAAACCCAGTTCCAGTTGGCAACATTGCAACCCTAGGTGGGGGCAATCCTGAGTGGACTTTTATAGATATAGCAAGACAATCCTATGCAATTGCAATTCGTTCCCAGTTACAGTTTGGAAATTGATCATGGCTAGCGGAATCTACAGTATCACCATTAACGGCAAAACCTACATAGGCTCTGCTATAAACTTTAAAAGTCGTTGGACTAACCATAAAAATCAGTTAAATAAAAATATACATAAAAATAAATATCTCCAAAATGCTTGGAATAAATACAAAGAAATGGTATTTGAGATCATTTGCGAATGTCCAATTTCCTGTTTACTTGGTATGGAACAACATTATATCAATAAATATTTTGATAATCAAATAAATTGTTATAATATGAACTCAATAGCTGGCTCAAGTTTAGGTGCTCATATATCTGAGGAAACTAAGCAAAAAATGAGAGAACTTAATAAAGGGAATAAACATAGTTGTGGGCATAAAAATAGTTTAGGATACAAACATTCAGATGAGTTTAAATTAAAAATGTCAGAAAGAAAAAAAGGAAACACTTTTTGGCAAGGTAAAAAACACTCAGAGGAAACTAAGCAAAAAATGAAAGATACTATAAAAAGAAGTAAAGAACTTAAATACAGAAAGGATATATAAATATGGCATCACTTATTAACACTTTACGCAAGCAGGTTGACCTCCCTGTCTGGGAATGGCTTCGCTTCTCTCCAATCGCATCAGCAGTCCCATCTTGCACCTGCTCAGCTAATAATAGCCAGTACAACAAAATACAAGGTAGGTATATCTACTACTTGATTACTGCTGCTAACTTTTGGCGTTATGACACCTATACGGATACGTTTGAACAACTTCAAACCCCACCCATTGCTCCAGCCACATGGGCGGATATAGAATTTGAACAGTGTCAGGGCATAGAAGGGTTTGTCTTGGGGGCTACCTCCAACACTCTGACTATTCCAGCTTATTCTTCTGGCTCTTTTAGAGGTTATGATGTAAAAATTATTGGTGGGACCGGTATGGGGCAACGTAGAATCATTTCATACGTTAATGAGCCCGTGATCGTTGAAACTGGCGTCCCTACGGCTGTGAATAACGTTTTAGGTTCCTTCACCATTACTGATGCTACGAAAGCCTGGACTCCCAACCAATGGGCTGGCTACCAGCTTCGTATTTCGTATGGAACGGGTGTGGGTCAAGTTCGTAGAATTCTATACAATTCGGCTACGGTCCTAACCCTTGGTGACTCCACCATATCCGCTCAAAGCACTTGGTGTAATCCTAACATCACCTCACCAGCCATTGTCGCAACCGCTGGCTCCCAGTCTATTTATGTGATTGAGTCTTCGGTTGTCACAGTTGATTCACCATGGTTGATCACTCCTGATAAAACCTCTCAGTATATGGTTGAGTCAGGGGTCATTTCCTTATATTCTAGTGCAGCGGCCACTCCATTCTATACTCTTCAATACTACGACATTGCTTCGGACCTTTGGTACATCAAAACTGCTAATACTCTAAACGTATCAGCAGTTGGAACTGATGGAAACTGTGACCATGCTGGGTATGCGGCTGTTGTGTGGACCAGAGGAACCGCTACAGTCGCTGGAACCGCCACCACCCTAACTGACACTACTCAAAATTGGGCAGTGAATCAGTTCGCTGGGTACTACATTAACTTCACGGGTGGAACCGGTGAAGGGCAGTTATCAAAAATTGCCTCCAACACCAACACAGTTCTAACTTTTGCCACCGTCACCACCCCACCCGACACTACCACCGATTATGTGATAGAAGGGTATGATTGCGGAACCCTCACCACCGGAGGCACCTCTACCCTAACCGATTCAACTAAAACTTGGCCAGTAAACAGATGGGCCAATTTTATGGTTAAAATTCTCTTCGGGACAGGTAAGGGCCAGTATATGCAGATTGCATCAAATACTGCCACCACTTTAACCCTAGTTAAACCCTTGGCAACCACCACAGATACCACATCTACTTATTCCATCCTCCCAGATGGTAACAAGACCTACCTGATGATTGGTGGGCAGGCCACCACCTTCATGTACAACTACAGTGATGACCTTCTGACAGAAGGAAGATGGCAGGACTCAGGTATAGCTTGTAACGCAGTGGTGACTTATAGCACTATGCGCCCAATTGGCATTGCTTCAGCGGTTCACGCTACCACCAACGCCACCATCACCACTTCATTCCCACACTGCCTAAAGGTAGGTATGTCGGTCACGGTAAAGGGGATGACAGATTCCAATTACAACACCACCGCCGTAATCAACAGTGTCCCCTCAACCACTCAGTTCACCTATACGATGGCCGGAACCCCCGCCGTCGATACGGTGGCTGGAGTTCAAAACACCACAGTTCTCACCGATTACACAAAAAATTGGACAGTAAATCAGTGGGCCGGGTACCAGTGCTACATGACTGTTTCAGCCGTGACCGCTGCGACTGGTTTGGCCACCGGACAGGTGCTTCAGGTTTTGGCAAACACAGCCAACGCATTAATTTTTGTAGCGGCGGGTACCGCTCCCATCACCGGCACCACTCGCTACATCCTCACCCCTAGAGCTACACCAGGGTTGATGGATTGTGGTCTTGCCACTGGCACTCAGTCAACCTCTCTATTAACAGACACAACAAAAGCAAGCAATCTAAATGCTTCGATCTCGGCTGGAAGTAATACGCTGACGATCAACCCCGTCACCTTCACCGCTAGCTTCGCCAACAATCAAATGACCCTTACGGTTCCTCCGGTAAATGGGGTTATCCAGGTTGGAAATCTTATCTCTGGTGTGGGCATTCTTCCCAATACCTACATCTCGGCACTGACTTCTGGAACCGCAAATACCCTTGGAGCCGTATATACATTGACTCCCCAAGGAACAATCGCTTCCGCAGGTGGTCAGTGCTCTCTGTCTGGCTCCTCCATGACCATCACTACGGTCCCCACAACTGGTGTATACGCTCCTGGTCAGCTTATTTCAGGAACTGGTATTACTGCTGGAACAACCATAGTGTCCTTAACTTCTGGGACAGCTAATACTATTGGTGCTGTGTATCTCTGTAGCGCAGCAATGACTACAGAATCGGCTGAATCGGTAATCTCTAACTTTGGAGTTGGCACGATAGCGGCTGAAACAGTGACCTGTTATCCACAGGGTCAGATCAACCCAGGAATGTTGGTTACATCTACTGGCTCTACGGGTGGGCAGATGTCATTTGCTACTAACGTAGCTACCATTACAACTGTTCCAACCTCTGGTTCAATTGCTATTGGT